TGAATTGACGTGTCGAACTGCCATCGGTGCGGGCGTTCGTGCCAATGGTCGAAGGATCGGCGCCGGCAGTAGTGCCGGTCGAGTCGAACGAGGTATTGGTCGTCAGCCAGCAACCAAGGCCACCCATTTGACGCGCCGACGTATCTGTGCCAACGCCATAGGCCTGGTTGTTCGCGATGGTCGCTTCGATGTCGCGCTTGATCTCTTTCGAGGCCTTGCCCAACTGGTAGCTCATCTCGGAATTTCGGCCAGCTTTGTTGATGGCTTCCTGGGCAGAAGTGACCTGGATCACCTTGTCCATCAACTGCGTGTAGTTCTTCAGACGGGCCGTTGCCGTCATCGAGTCGTTCGTCGCGTCGTCGCCTTCGATCACCGCGTTCGAAGTCGAGGCGGCGGCCAGGGCGTCGGTCTGCCACTCGTGCGCGGTCGCTTTCGCAGTGCCGCGACCGATGGCCGACATGATCGGAGTGTCGGTCGGGGAGATGTCATAGATGACATCGATCAGGTCTTCACGATTGCCAATGGCATCGTAGGACGAAAAGGTTCCGGTAGGTTGCGTCATGATCTTTCCTTTAGAGGAATCGCTCCATCAACCCCGGAGGGGCTTTGCCCGTCTTCTTGAGTTGCTGGCGCAGTTTCTGGTAGTCAGCGGACTGCTGCGCCGTCTTGCTCTGAGGCGCGGCCCCAGGCTTGACGACTTTCGGCAGGTCGGCGACCTTCTTTGTGGTTTCCGCAGCCTTGGCTTTCAGTGCGTCGAACTGCATGGCCTTCCATGCGAGCACAAGCGCCCGATGGTCCGAGACACCGCCAACCTCTTCCGCCTTGAACCCGTTTTCGGTCAGGTAGGACTTGAGCTTTTCGCTCGTGCCCTTGAAGTCCTTGCCGAACTCAGGAATGGCATTGGTCAGCCGGTCCTTTTCCTTGGCGAGATATTCCGCCTGCGATTGCGCTTTCTGCTGTTGAACGAACTGCTGTGCCTGCTGGAACTCGGAAACCTTCGCCTCCCGCGCTTCTTTAAGATCGCGATAGGCCTGGTTGAGTTTGAGGTACTGCACCGGGTCTTGATCGGCCAGCTCGATCCAGTTCGTGTCCTTGAACGCCGCGATGCGGTTGTCCAAAGCGCGAATCTCGGAGAGTTGATCGATGCTTCCCAGTTGCGCCGCAAGAAGTTGCTCGGCCTGCTGCTGCTGCGCTTCGAAAGCGCGTCGTTGCTCGGCAAGGCTAGTGGTCTTCTGCGTATAGTCGAACCCCTTTTCTGCGAGGTCTCGGAGTTCGGCCTTCGTGAGCCGGCGGATTTCGCCGTTCCACTTGATCTCTTCCGTAGGTTCCTCGGCGGCAGCGGGTTCTTCAGCGGCAGGCGCCGCTTCTTCTGCCTGCGGTTGCGACTCTTGTGACGATGCTTCGGCTTCCGGCTCGCTACCCTCATCGGACGAGTCAAGGAAGCGCGAAAGACGATCGTCGATGCTGACTTCCGGTGACGGATCGGTCTGCAACGTGTCTTCCACGTCTCGCTCCTTGGTCAATGCCCCGACCCTTTCAGGACCGAGGCCAACGCCTCACGGCGTTAGGTTTTCTGGTCAGTCTTCCGGCAGGCCCAGAACTTACCTGCCCATAACCGCTCGCAGCCTTGACTTTACATCACGCTGCGTGCTGATTTCAGCCATCTTACCCGTTTGCACGACAGATTCAATACCTTTTATCACCTGTTCAAGCAGTTGAAGCGAAATAACGAGGCGATTGCACAACAATTCGTCATTCACCGCCGCTCTTTTCATGGCAGAAATGATGTTCTGTTCTACTTTCGACACTGCATCGCGAAAGACACGGTTTTCCAGCAGTTGTCGAGCCTCTTCGCCCAATCTGGCTTCATCTTTCATACTGCCCCCATGAGTATCAAAATTTCCTCGTCTTCACGCGCAAGCCGCTTCAAATGGGCGATGTACGCTACCCTTGCTTCCCAGATCGCGACTGCCTGCTTAACATAATCAGCGATTTCTGGAACTTCTCCAAATTCAACGCCGAAATCACCAGTTTTCTCAATGAGAATGTCCGGTTTTTTCGGTTCTTCGATGACTTTTGCTGGTTTTGCTTCTTTTCTCTCATTTTCCGAAGCTTTCGAGAGGTCGGAAACGTAAGACCGAAGGAATGAAACCGCTTCTCGTTGGGTGAAATAATGAATTTCACCGTCAATGACGTATTTTCGACGCTTTTTCTTCGGCTCTTCGTCAGGACCGCAAAGCGCAAGATCGATGCGCTTGGCGCCATAGGTGCCGTGCAGTGCAAGGAGAAAGCACCCGCCGAGCATCACGTCGCCATCACAATGAGCGAGAACGAACAGTCGAGTTTGTTGCCTGCAGGCGCACCACCAGGAATGGCGGAAACCTTGACTACAGAGTTTGCCGGCAACGATCGATACTCCAGCCCTTGCGTGATGTTCTCGCCGGAGGCGATGAACGCCCGGTCGATAAAGTGATAGACGCTGCTCAGACTGTTGTCATCGGCGAATACCGTGGCCCTGATGCGGGTGTCCATCGTGTTTGCTATGGCGGCGGCGTCCCAATGGATAAGGTGTCCGTGACAGTCAGACGGGATCATGTAGCGCCCGGACAAACTGCGATTGCCTCCAGCCTTGATGTACTCGAACGTCGTCGCTACTGTAGCCGCTCCGTTGGTGCTGCTGATCGTGATGTTGCCGGCGGACACTTCCGCAGACCCTAGCGACGCCACCTCCATCCACTGAATGAACGAATACCCAGTCCCGATACTGACCGGCGTCGTGCCATTGAGGGTGTCGGTGCGTACCTGCTGAAGCCCGTTGCTATCGAGATAGACGATTCGGACGGTGCGCGCCCCGGTGCCGGCCGCCGTGTCGCTAGCGCTTGTGCTGACGAGGTAGAGCGTCTGGCCGGTAGTCGGGGTGTTCATCAGCGCTTGCGACGTGTCGAGGTACTCACAAGCATCACCGAGCACCGATGTACTCGACCACCCCAGAGTCCGAGACCCCATGATGTGATACAGAGCAGCGGCTACTCCGGACAGCGTGCCTTCGTGCTGTACAGCGTACTCCGGTGAGTACATTACAGATACTTGCGCAGTCGAGAGTGAGACCGGCATCGGGTTCGCAGAACTGACATCACCGTCGCTGACCCCATCGGCCCCCAGCGTGACCTTGACGCGCTGATACTGCACGCCGCTGATGTCATCGGTCGCCACCGTGGCGCCAACCCCGACGTTAGCACTGACGATTACATTGTCGGCCATTATTTCTTCCAGCACTCACGCCCGACGCACTCGTCGGGCAGTCGGTTATCGTTGCTGCGCATCAGGCCGGCAGCGAATATGCCGAGAATGAAGCCGGACAATAGCCCGAGTTCAAACATCACTCGACACCGGCAATGTTGCCGTTCTCGTCACGAATCACTCGTTTCGGGCGGGTCATCATCTCGGCAAAGCCCATCGCGACCTTTTCCAGCGCCGGCCCAAGCTTGTCGTCAGACTCCTCGCCTTCCTTCTCGTACTCCTTCTGCATTCCCTGCATCATCATGGAGTCACGCTGGAACTGATGATCCATCGCGCATTGCTCCTTGCTCGCCATGATCTTCATGGCCTCAAGCTGCGCCTGGTTCTGCATCTCTTCGCGCTTCAATGCAATTTCCGCCATCATCTTCTCGCGCTCAAGCGCAATCTCGGCCTGCATCTTCTCGCGTTCAAGCATCATCTGCTGATCGCTCTTTTCCTTGTCGAGCATCATCTCCGCTTGCGCCTTCTTCATGTCAGACTCGATCTTGATCATATTCGGGTCGGGCGGTGGCGGCTGCGGTTGATTGTTCGCCGGGTTCGTCCAGAACTCGTCGGGATTTTTGAACCCCATCGTCTCGGTCATCCGGCGCAGGATCGAATAGACGCCCTCCGGATTCGTCACGCCAGTCGGCATGACGTTCATCGCGATCTGAAGCATCATTGACAGATGCGACATCATCTGGTCTTTGTTGCCAGTTCCCAGGCCAACACTGATCGTCATGTCGGTGCGGGTCTTCCACTGGCGAGGATCGACCGGCACCCACTGATTGCGCAACCGGAACATCTGTTGCGTCTTCTCGTGCTTCTGGATCAGGGCATGGACGATCAGGAAGAGGTCTTTGACGCCAGTCTCGGCGAATATGCGGGCGATCATCAGGATGCGCTCGGCAGCGGCCCCCATGATGGCGTTGATCCCGGTCGCCGTCTTGTTCAGACTGTTGGCGTCCGTGCCCTGGTTGTACTTGGTGATCCCGGTGCGCGTCTCACGAATCCCATCGACGTACTCCAGCATGGAGAATGCGATCGGCCCGAGCAACGGATGCTGTAGCGGCATGATCGCACCAGCCGGGTCGCCATCGACACGCACCACGCCGCCAGGGCGTGATACCAGCAGATCGTCCAGATTCACCCGATCAGAGACCGCATATCGCCCGTTGTTGGCGATGTACATGTTGTCCAGGTTCTGCCGCAGCAGCATGGACTTGATCTCTTGCAGGTCCATGATCAGGTCGGCGTAGCTCAAGCCAACATGACGATGCGGCATGATGACCGGGCACAGCGCCGCAATCGGCACCAGATCGAACGGTTCATTTAGCAATACCTGCTTGCCGACCAGCATCACCCGGCGGCGCTCGGCAATACCGTCGCCGTCGTAGTCAATGCAGATGTACGCATCGCGCAGCCAGACCATCCGCGACGCCGGGTGCGAGTGCTGATTCTCCTCGCGCCACTCGTTATACATGTCCCGGTTGCGCTCTTCGGTCTCATCTCCAGACGCATCGCTGATGTCGTCGGCAATGTCGAAGCCCATCTCACGCAGGTAGCTGATCGAAACCTTCGTCTTGTGCTCGACGAAAGGGGATTCCTTGAGCGACACCGACCGATGCGAGGTCGAGACGAAAATCTCTTCCGGCGGGCATGCTTCGTACCTTACACACCCGTAAGTTTCAGTCTTCCTGACCTTCACGTCGTGATAGACAGTCTGCGTCATCTCATCGATCGTCGCAGAGTGCTCGATCGGTTCCCAACCATCCTGAACCAGCATCGCCAGTTCCTGGTCGTTCAGACCCTCATAGGTCTCTTCGCACGGAACCGTCTTCTTCTCGTACCACGCCTTGACGTAGCCGGTCTTCTGGATCAGCGCATCCTTGAACCACTCGTAGAACGTCAGGAACGCATCGTTCTTCTGGGTCACCACATGATTGATGTACGCAGTTTCCTGCTCCGCAGCTTGCGCATCCTCCGGCCCTACTGGGTCGAACAGGACGATTTCATTCCCTGCCGTGAAGATTTTGAGCAGGGTTGGCATGATCCATTCGATGGTGTCGCAGACATCCGTCGAAATGACCCTGGATCGTCCTGCCGGAATCTCATCGTCGTCCGGGAACGCATCCCCGAGGTAATATTGAAGTGCTTGCTGGCGTTGAGCAGAAAGCTCGCCAGTATGGTATCCATAGCTGGATTCTTCTTCTTTTTCAATTGCCGATACCAACTCGTCGGTTGTAAGGCCGCTTTTGCCTGACTTCGCCATCATCTTCCGCCTTTGCGAGTCGATTTTGCTGATTTTGCCCCATTTCTCGCAGACTTCGCAAGTTTTCGCTCATTTCCTCTAGTTTTCTCTCCAACTCCGACACGCGCGAGGCCAAGCCGTGGAGGAGTTGCTTCGAACGCAGGTCCATTTTCATCCCTCAAAATAGTCACAAAACCATCATCCCACTCCACACAAGAGTCGGAATTAGGGGCATTTATAGCCATCGGTATAAATCGAAGCTCAAAACCAGAAAAATAGATCCTCACGCCAGGCGTTCGCTCCGGCCAGTTATCGCCCATCCAAATCTTTGTCGGATTGGCCTCCGGGCGCTGCTTGACCGCGTGGAAGAGCAGATTGTTCGGGTCGATGTAGTTCATTGCCGAACCCTCCGATAAACAGCAAGCGCAGCGCGATTGTTCCTCTTCAAGAACGCATCAACAGCGTTCTTTTCACGCCTCTTGAGTCCAGATATTGCCGCCATGATTTCGCGATACTCCAAGTCTGGCACCGGCGCCTTAACCTGCACCAGTCGCGCAATCTCCTCCTGCAACCGCTCAAATATCGCATTCGTCTCGCTAAGAGGCGCGTTGCGAAAATCATGCAGCAGTTTATACAGCACGTCGCTGTTTATGGTGTTCATGCGTGATCAACGAAGCCCCAAATACCTCAACGAAGCCCCAAGTTCGGATACTTCAAATCATTCTTGTTCCGGTACGTCGGCGAATCCCGCCGACTCACCCTCACCGCGTGCGTCAAGGCCAGAGCATCGCCATGATCGGGACTAGCGAGTCCTCTTTTTCGCATATCTTCCTTGCTCTCCAGCATGATCGCATCGCCATTGCGGCTGAATACCTTTTTCGGACCCACAAGGTCCGTCTCCAACCTGTCCGAGTCTTCCAGACACGCCCCATTTAGCCACTCCTTCATGCGACCCCACATCATCGCCCGCTTGTTCCCATACTCCGGCTCGTCAGACTTGCTCCCGAACCAGATCTCATGCACCCGATACCCCATCTCCCGCAACCGATCAATCACCCCAGTCCCGTTCCCGGCATCAATACACACCGCATCAGGCTTGTAGCGGTCAATCAACTCCGAAACCTTGTAGGCAAGCTGCATGTTGTCCAGACCCTTGAAGTACCGCGCCTTCACCGTCCGCGCATCCCGACCACGCCGAAACGCCACGCACGAAGCATCATTCCCGTACCGCGCCACATCAACACCCATGATCAGCGCCGCATGACTATCCTGAATCAAACCGCGCTTCCTTGCCTCCTGCACCACACCCCTGGAAATAAACGCATCCTCGCCCTGACTCGGGAACTGCCCCTTAACCTCTACCCGCGCCTCGTCCGAATCCTCACCATGCTGCTTGATGATCCGCTCGTACGTCCCCTTGTCCGTACCCTCAACATCCCGCGAATCAATCTGCCAAGTCCTCCACGAATCCCGAGCACCATGAAAACACTCAAAAAACGCACCATCAGGCCGACGCGGATTGCTAAACGCCATCCACATCCGATCCACCACCGGCTCAGTGAAAAACCCCTCCGCAACCGTCCATATCGGCTTCGGTATCCCCGCAGCCTCATCGAATATCAGGAGGGTTCCGTTATGGTTGTGCGTCCCCGCATACGCGTCCGGGTTCTCCTCACTCCACAGCTTCTGCGCAATGTAGTAATACTCCGTGCCAATCTTGAGTTCCTGCCGCACGCAGAACTCAAACTCCTTGGTCGGAGTCACCGACGTCGCCGACATGTCAAAGAACTCACCGGCAATGAACAGCGCGTGCCACTTCCCCATCTCTCCCCAGGCCACCTTCTTCAACTGATCCTCGGTATTCGCCGAGAAGATCACACTCGACCCAAGCCGCGTCGAAAAAAACCACCACGCCAGCCAACACTCAAACGCAGTCTTCCCAATCCCACGCCCCGAACTCACCGCACCCAAATACGTCTCAAGCGGCCCCAACTCCGGATGCAAGTTCCTCTTGATCTGCTCATTGAAATGATCCCTGATCGAAATCAGTATCTCCCGCTGCCACTTGCGCGGCCCATCATGATGCGCCAAGGGCGTCCCCGTCTTTCCCCAGGGAAACGCCCACTGCACAAACGTCAAAGGGTCATACCGAAACTCCGGCATCAAGAGCCGGTGAATGATCCTTCTATGCTGGGCGGTGATGGCAACCATGCGCTATGCAGTCTTCCCAATTTCATCTTCACCCATCACTCACCCCACGCACATATAAACCCCAACACCAATGCTACACCACCACCAATAGGAAAGCCCAAACAGAACAACAGGATCGCCAGGCATACATACAGGTCGGAGGAGTTCATTTCATCCACATAACATTATCCGTCACGCACGTAGGATTCGAACCTACACGCCGTCTGCTCGACTACGGCTTCGGAGGCCCATCACTGGGCTGTGCGTCTACCATTTCCGCCACTGCGTCATACAAGCATAGCATGCCAAGTTGGCAGAAAAAAATAAAAAATTGGGGAGGGGTGCGCAGCAGCATCAACCATCAGCAGGTGAGCAGGGGGGCCACGCGATCGGCCGCGTCCGGGCCAGCCGCCGGCGCCCAGGCGATCCCGGCCAGCGCGCCAAGCGCCTAGCTGGCGGCCCTCGATCCTAGCCAACCAATACACTCACCCGTACGCCATTTGACAGAATGGTGATTATGCGCCCCTTGCAGTGCAACAATGCAGAAACGCCCTAAGGAATCAAGTGGTTACGACGCCTGGGGATAAACCTGTTGAATTATCTTATACCCGATCAGCATTATCTTCGTCGGAGCTGTGGATAACCTGTGAACAAGTACCATCGATGACCGAGTTATCCACAATGGCGCCGATCCGGCGATCAGCTTCGGCCAGCGCGTCGGCGAGGTCTAGCCGGTGCGTTACTGCGACCTCTTGCTTGCTGGCGTACCGGCGATCGCGGCGTTCGGCATACCATTGTGCCGTCGCCATGCGTGCCTTTGCCGACTCAAGCATAGCCCGCGCGCGTGGTAACTCGTCGGGTGTAGCGCTGGCTATCTCCTCGCTCGCCCTGACCATTTCCTCTTCGGCCTCGACTAGCCGCGTATCGATCAATCGCGAGCGGAATTGCGCGTACTCGTCGCCGATATCGAGTAACCACACCTTGAGGGTTTTTTTGTGGATGCCATGCTCTGCCGCACAGGCTTCGATCGTATCGCCGGCTTCGATCCTCGCCAGGGCTCCGGCGATGATTTGCTGTTTTTGTTCTGCCGGTACTGGCGGCCGATACGAATGCGGGCGAGCCATTCTTCCACCCCTATCGAAATGAGAATGAATCTATTTTACTCATTCTTTATCAGGTTTCAATGCTGCATCGCACAAAAGCATCCCTGAGCTTTATACAGTCTTCCCTCATTCCCTGGCTATAAGATAGCCAGGGAAGGGAAGGGAAGAAAACCACTGTATAAAGCACTGGATATTCCCTTTCCCTAGGGATTCCCCAGGGAAATCTAGGGAAACCAGGGAAGTATTTTGCTGCGATGCACAATCCCAAAACATACTCCATTAGGGTAGCTACCCATTAGGGTTACAAGGAAAAGCTTGCAATCCTGAACGACATGATTTAGAGCGCAGTCATGGCGCAAACGGCACGGTGCCGAATTCGCCAAACAATACGGGGTTACGAAATGAAAACCCACCTTGATAGCTTGGAGCTTCGCCTAAGCCACGAGCGAGCCCGCTTGGCGATGGCTAAGTCACAGCAGGAAAAAGACCTGCGCAGCGTATTGGTGGCTCAAATTGAAAGGGAAATCAAGCTCGAAAGGGAATTTCTCGAACTAGTCCCCATTGCGGACATGTCCGACGATGATCTTTTGGCGGAGTTGATGTCATGACCTCCGCCCTAAACATCGCCTTGGCAATCATTGCGCTCCTGCTGCGACGCAGGCACAATTAGCACTCCCTCCTGTCCATCCGCACTTCGCCCGGCGTGTTCAATCCGCCGGGCTATTTTTTTGCATCAGGAGGGTCGAGGCGACGGTGTTGTCCAGCATGAGCCAGCCTTGCGCATGAGCGGCGATGACTTCGCCGGCCACAAGCGACCCGATGGTCTTTTGTTTGTCCCCTGGCGACAGATGATTAGAGATCGTTTTCTGCGCCATGCCGCGCTCGACAAGCAATCCCTTGAGCCCATCGCGCGAAAGGTACGGCACGCCGTCATACACCTCGGCGCCTGCGTGCCACCAGGCAGCCGACCAAAGCTTGATCGCATCAGATAGCCTGGTGTCCTTGACTGGCTTGATCGGCGCATCATCCTGCACCACGATCGCGCTTGTTACCTGCTCGCCGTCCTCGTCCATCCATCCATCAATCGCGACGGATTGCAACTTGAGATAGACCGGCTTGGCGAGTTCTGCATCCTTGCTTTTGCGTTGGATCAATTCCATAGGCCGAGATTCGTCGCCGGGCACTACCGATATTTCGATGTCCAATGCTCCACGCCATGCGCTAGATCCGCGTGCGCGGTGCTGTGACTCTTCGGATACGCCAGTGTGATGCACAAGCAGCACGGCCGCATGAAACTCTCGCATGAGGTGCGCGCAGGCGTCTAACATCGTCTTTGCGTCTTGGGCGCTGTTTTCGTCGCCCGCAAGGAAACGGTGCAGGGTATCAACCACGATGATCTTTGGCGCGTCCGGCAAGGTGCGGATCGCGTCGATGGCCTTGTGCAAGCCGGTGGCAGTGTTGAGGTCGCAGCCGCTAGCTGACATGTGCATGGCGAGCTTGCCGGCGCGATGGTGTTGCTTCCAGGCCGCGATTCGGCCGCGCAAACCGTGATGGCCCTCGCCAGCTAGGTAAATCACTGGCCCGGCGTGTATGCGATGCCCGCACCAGTCCGACATGCCGGACGCCAAGCGTAAGCACCAGTCGAGCACAGCAAAAGTTTTGCCTCCGCCTGATGGGCCATGCACCATGATGAGCGCGTGAGCCTGTAGCCAGTGTTTGACGAGCCAATTGATCGGCGCGGGTTGCGCTGCGAGCTGGTCAGCAGGGATAAGCCAAGCCGGATCAGGTGGCGGATCGAGTAGCAAGGCCAGGTCATGCCCTGCGAGACGATAATCATTCGCATCGCCGCCGAGCATAGGCGGAACGATGACAGTGGCCCCGTATTTCGCGCTCGCTTGTTCGGCGTAGCGTTGGCCTACGCCGGATGCGTCATTGTCAGCGACAATCACGACCTTTGCCGACTCAAAGCGGCACCGAATCGAGCCGGTGACCGGCACGAGGTTTGACGCTGAGTAAGCGATTACTACCGGGCATCCGGTCACCTCGTGGATCGTTGCGGCAGTCGCGAATCCTTCGGCGATGTAGATTCGTGGCGCAGACTCAAGCGCGCCAATAGACCAAAAACATCCGCCAGTCTGCCCGCCTGGATGATAGAGTTTTTGTCCGTCTGCCGCTATGTATTGCAGGCTCGAAATCTTACCGTCGGAATCGTACAGCGGCACGACCAGGCGACCATCGCCGGTAACGCGGGCGCCGTGTGCGCCGATGCCCTTGCGAGCAAGGTACGGGTGTTCTGGTGATGCACCTGTGCAGTCCTGCCATATTTTCTCGACGGTATCGGCTGCAACCTCTCGGGATCGCTTTAACTCCTCGTCACGGCGTGCCTTTGCCTCTGCCATACGGCGTGCGTGCGCCATTTCCTCGGCCGGCGTAAGCGATCGCCCGACATCTGCCCGCCATGTCTGCTCAACCCCTGCTCGCCAGCAGCCGAATCGGCCGGCCGGCACGCCATCGGCGAAGGCGATATACCAACCCGTTTTATCGCCATGCCCGCCTTTGCCTTTGGTGCCTGATTTAAAGCGTCTTAGCGTGCCGTCGAGATAGATGTCGTCCGGCGGTTCCAGGCCGGCATCGGATATTGCCTTGTAGAGTTGCAGGTCAGGAGGATCAAATTGACGTGGCGGAGGTGGCGACCACTCGCCGCCGAAGATGGATATCAAGCTAGTCATGGAACCTCGCCCATCTGAATTTTTGGCCGATCGATCGCCGTGCGAAGACAACGGCGCATGAGTGTTGAAGCATAGCCGCCCGCGCTGCCGAGTCAATGACAGTGTTGATGCGCTGTCGGGCGGATGCTATGAGGGCATCAAGATTTGTCACGCTCGGCCTTCAGCGCGCCGTTCGTCCGCACCTCAAGCTCGTACTGCCGACCCATCGGAATTTCCTTCCACTGATAGACCACTTGGGGATAGATGTTCAAGAACGCAGCGAGCGCCTTGACGCTCCCGAAATGAGAGATTGCCTGTTCGACGGTCATCATTTTTCCTCTGTTGTTGAAAACAATGCTTGCAATTTAGCATTGCATCGTATAGATTACAACCCATACCGCAACCGGATTGGCCGAAGGCGGGAAAACAGGAGTGAAGTGATGGCATTTGATCTTGCGTCGATTAGCCGCAACAAGGGAAAGCCGCCGATTGTTGCGATTCATGGCGGCCCAGGCATTGGGAAAACAACGTTCGGATGCTGCGCGCCCGATCCGATTGTCCTGCGCACCGAGGACGGCCTTGGCGGCATGGACGTTCAGTCGTTCCCGATCGCAACGTCGTTCGATGATGTTCTTGAAGCAATCGGAACGCTCTACGGCGAAGAACACGACTTCAAGTCGTTGGTAATCGACAGCCTGGACTGGCTCGAACCGCTGATCTGGGATCACGTCTGTAACAACTGGACGGACAAGAAGGGCGTTAGCAAGCGACTGACCTGCATCGAGGATGCAGGTTACGGAAAGGGGTAAGTCGAGGCTGTCGGCTACTGGCGGCAATTCTTCGAAGGCCTGACCGCGCTTCGTAACGATCGCGGAATGAACATCATCATGATTGCGCACAGCCAGCCGCGCAAAGTCGAAGACCCGCTCATGCCGGCTTATGATGTGTATGACCTCAAGCTGCACAAACGGGCATCGGCGCTGGTCGAGGAGTATTGCGACGTGATCCTGTTCGCGCAGCAACATATCGCGACGACAGTCGAGAAGAAGGGCGACAAGGAACGCAGCCGCGCCACCACGAACGGAACGCGCATCATGCACACGGTCGGGCAGCCGGCCTTCATCGCCAAGAATCGTTACAACCTTCCAACTCCGCTTCCGCTCTCGTGGGCGGCGTTTGACGAGGCCATGCGGGAGTCGCGGAAATGACCCCCGCCGAACTTATCCGAGAGTGGCAACACCTCAAAGAGGTTGAGGCGCAGACCATCGAACGTCGGCGCATCGTCGAGGACGAGATCGTCGCTCTGTTCCGCATCAACACGGCGCTTGAGACGACGAACACGCTCGAAATCGGAGATACCGTCGTGCGCGTCTCGCCTCGATTGGATCGAAAGGTCGATGCGGCAAAACTGCAAGACCTGGCCGCTGAGCACGGCCTCGACGCTCACCTTTCCACGCTATTTAGGTGGAAGCCCGAGATCAACGTCGCGCTTTGGAAGCAGGCCGACGAACGTATCACCGCAGCACTCGCGCCGGCCATCACCGTAAAGCCGGGGCGCCCCTCTTTTTCCATCAAGGAGTGAAACAACATGGCATTTCTGAACGAAGAATTTTCAGTCGATACACTTCCCGCAGCATCGTCCGGCGATTTCGAGCCGATCCCTGCCGGTTGGTACAACGCCCGCATCGTCAAGGCCGACCTTCAGGACACGAAGAGCGGCACCGGCCAGTACATCAAGCTGCGCCTGGATGTCACCGGCCCGAGCTACCAGGGCCGCGTCATGTGGGCGAATCTGAACATCCGAAACTCTAGCAGCAAGGCCGAAGAGATCGGCCGCGCTCAGTTGTCCGCGATCCTGCAAGCGATCGGACTGCCGAAGATCAGCGACACTGACCAACTGATCAGCGGCGAATTGCAGATCAAGGTCGAAGTCAAGTCGGACGACTACGGCACCGGAAACGAGGTCAAGGCTTACAAGGCGTTGGAAGGACGCGCAACGCCTTCCGCTCCCGCCTCGAAGCCCGCCGCTGCACCGACGCAGGAAGGTGCGAAGAAGTCGCCGCCGTGGGCGAAAAAATGACCGCAATCGCCGATCCAATCGTCGAAGCAATCGACACCTATCACGCCTCGCAGCAAGACCTGCCGCGCCAGTACCTGGGCGCGTCTGTGATCGGGCATGAGTGCGACCGCTGGCTATGGCTCTCGTTCCGCTGGGCAGTCGTCCAGCGGTTCGAAGGTCGCATCAAGCGGCTTTTCCGGCGCGGCCAGCACGAGGAAACGTGGGTCGTCGCCGACTTGCGCGCAGCCGATTACACGGTGAGCGAGTGCTTGCAACACCAGAAGCACCACACGCTCGCACCGCACATAGGATGCACTCCGGACGGCGTGATCGTAGGGCTTGCGGAGGCTCATAAAAAGCGCCATTCGCTCGAAATCAAGACACACTCAGCCAAGTCGTTTGCGTCGGTGCAGAAGGATGGCGTCGAGAAATCGCAACCCAAGCACTATGCGCAGATGCAAATGGAGATGCTCGCGCAGGAAACCGACCGAGCGCTCTACGTCGCAATCTGCAAGGACAACGACGAGATTTACACCGAGCGCGTGAAGCTCGACAAGATGCAGGCCGAGAACATCTTGGAGCGCGGGAAGAGGATCGTGTTCTCGGAGCGCATGCCAGAGCCACTGAGTGCTGACCCGTCGTGGTATCAGTGCAAGTTTTGCCAAGGCCATGACCTTTGCCACGTCAGCAAGCTGACTCGCGAGGTCAATTGCCGCACCTGTGCGCACAGTACGGCGACGCAAGCAGGAACTTGGACATGCGCGCGCTTTGAGTGTGAGATTCCGACAGAGAACCAGCGCGACGGGTGCGATTGTCATGTTCTTCATCCTGATCTTGTGCCGTGGCAGTTGGACATGGACTCCAGTACCGAGACCGATGCAGTCTGGATCATCGAAGGCAAGCCGGTGCGCAATGGCGAGCCATGCGCCAATGTATTCGGCAGCAAAGAGCTAATCGCCAATGCGCACGCCTGCGCCAATGCCGATGAGATCGTAATCGGGATGCGGGAGGAATTTGGTGGGAGGATTGTGGGGTGAGAACACTTGACATGTTTTCAGATGTCAGTTTTGTTGATGACTGCAAAAAGCTATTCGACAAAATTGACTCGCTTTCTGTTGATGACAAAGCCGCAGTGATAAACGAACTCAGGTTGCATCTTCATGATAAAAGCCCGTTCAAGTCTGAGCCTGTCGATTGTGTTCTGTGGGTAAAAAACTCAACGGTAACGGCAAACGACTACAACCCGAATAGCGTTGCGCCGCCTGAAATGAAGTTGCTTGAACATTCAATTTCAGAGGATGGTTACACACAACCAATCGTCACCTGGAAAAACGAATTCGGAAATGAAGTTGTTGATGGATTCCACCGGCATCGTGTCGGTAAAGAGTCTGCCATCGTTCAAAGCCGAGTGCATGGATATTTGCCAGTCGTTGTAATCAACAATGACCGACAAGACAAAAACGATAGGATGGCATCGACAATTCGACACAATCGCGCCAGGGGTGAGCACAAGGTCGATTCAATGGCAGACATTGTCATTGAGCTTAAGCGCCGGTTTTGGAGTGACGCAAAGATCGCTGTTGAACTTGGCATGGACTCTGACGAAGTTCTCAGGCTCCAACAGGTAACAGGGCTGGCTTCTCTGTTTATGGATCGTGAGTTTTCAGAAGCATGGGAGGCGGATACATTTGAAGAAGTAGAAGGCAAAGAACTGATAGGTGACTGATATGTTCATGCCAAAGATAACAATGAAGAATCGCGATCTTTTCGAGGAATGGGTTCCGTATTGGGAATGGGAAGAAGTCAAACAAAATATGTGGGGGTCTGTTGATGACAAGAAAGCATGGATTGATAAAGCAATCCAATTCACAGGAGACAGCGAACTTTACGGACATTGGATGATGCGGGTAGTAGATTCATGGCCTGTATCTTGTCGTCACAATCTTTCCAAGCGTGGAGATAAACGCTCTTGGATTGGTCACGCGGCATGTGCAATGGCAATTCAATGTCCGGAAGATATTGTTCGTCTTGCATGGGGTCAATTGACATCTGAGCAACAACAAAGAGCAAATGATAAGGCTCAACAGGCAATAGACTATTGGAGAAAGAAAAATGCCTAAACATGGTTTGGGTATAAACGTGCTTGAAGCTGCACAACAAAGAATCGAATGGACGTTCGATAACTTCGACAGGATTTACTGCTCTTTTTCGGCAGGCAAGGACTCAGGGGTTATGGTTCATCTTGTGTGCAAGGAAGCGCAGCGAAGAGGCCGAAAGATCGGGCTTTTTTTTCTGGACTGGGAGGCCCAGTTCAACCATACGGTTGAATTCGCAAAGTTGATTTATACGCAATACGCTGATTGCATTGAGCCGTATTGGGTAGCTTTGCCAATCAAAACATGGAACGCTTGTTCAGCCCATGAACCAGAATGGAAGGCGTGGGATGACGACAAGCGCAATCTGTGGATTCGTGAGCCTGACGAGATAAGCATTACAGACAAAGAATTCTTTCCGTTCTGGTACGACGGGATCATGTTTGAAGAATTCGTACCGACGTTCGGCCAATGGTATGCACAAGGAGAAAAGTGCGCTGCATTCGTAGGTATTCGAGCACAAGAAAGCCTAAACCGGTTTCGTACTATGGCGAGAGACAAGCCAATGTATGACGGCAAGCACTACACCACCAACGTGGTTGAAAACGTGTGGAACGTCTATCCAATTTATGACTGGCGCACCGATGATATATGGACGTATCACGCCAAAAGCGGCGAGCCGTACAACAAGCTGTATGACCGCATGCACCAAGCAGGAATGACAATTCATCAAATGCGAATTTGCGAGCCGTTCGGCGATGAGTCAAGAAAAGGTCTTTGGCTTTACCAAGCAATTGAACCGGTAACATGGGCAAAACTTGTTTTGCGCGTCAATGGTGCAAATACAGGGAAAATGTACTCAAACCAGCGCGGGAATATTATGGGAAACCATACGATAACCTTGCCTGCTGGTCATACATGGGAGAGCTTTGCGATCAGCCTGCTCGACAGCACCCCGCCAAAAACGCGAGAGCATTACAAGAACAAGATCGCCGTATATCTGAACTGGTGGAGAAGCAGAGGCTATCAAGATGGAATACCGCAAGAATCCGACTTGAAGATAGAAAACGCTGGGAAAGCTCCGAGCTGGCGAAGGATATGCAAAACTCTTTTGAAGAACGATTATTGGTGCAAGTACATGGGATTCTCTCCAACAAAAACTAGCGCGTACTCAAAGTATCAAGACTTGATGAATCGTCGCAGAACTGCTTGGAATATTTTTCCTGTTGAGCCGGCAGCATGACCGCCATATTTCTCGCCACCTTCGCGCTTGTATTCCTGCGTGGCCTGCAACAGTTAAACGTTGTGCATGGCCGATACCTTGCAGCGGCGATAACACCTTTTGCCATTGCCTGCGCGGAAGTGGCAAGCGTTCTGTTCGTGGTTCAAACGGGATGGTCGGCAGTCCCGTTTGTCGGTGCCGGTGGCGCTTGCGGCGTGACGCTGGCGATGTATGTTTTTCGGAGGAAACATGGCTCGCACTAGACAAGCAGACCACGCCTCAACACTGCGCACACGCCGCACCCGCGAAGAGTACCTTGCATCGGCAGCGTCTGAAGCTCTTCGCGGCTTCGACTTGCCGCAGACCAAGGTTCCGCCGCTTGCAATCATCGCGATCCGCGAGGCCGCACGAAAGCGCGAGCAGATGCGCCGCGAGATCACTGCCAGGTACAGCAATGCTGCACTGGCGAAGCAATGGGGAGTGCATGTTCGGACGATCGAGAAGATCATCGCTTATGAGACAGGGGCGCATTTGCCGTGATTCTGCGTGACTACCAACAGCGCACGCTTGATCAGCTATACGCATGGTTCGAATCCGGAAACGAAGGCCATCCGTGCATCGTCCTGCCGACCGGAGCTGGAAAGAGCCATGTAATTGCCGCACTCTGCAAGGATGCGCTGCAATCGTGGCCGGAGACTCGCATTTTGATGCTCACGCATGTCAAGGAGTTGATCGAACAGAACGCCGAGAAGATGCTATTGCACTGGCCCGACGCACCTCTAGGCATCTACTCGGCAGGCATCGGGCGCAAAGAGATTGAGCAGATCACGTTCGCAGGTATTCAATCGGTGCGCGGGAAAAGTGACGACTTAGGGCATGTCGATCTGTGTATCGTAGATGAAGCGCACCTTATTAGCCACAAAGAGCAAGGCGGATACCGGACGCTGATCGACTCACTGACGAAGATCAATCCGCACCTGCGAGTAATAGGCTTGACGGCCACTCCTTACCGCCTCGGGCATGGATACATCACAGATGGGTCTGCTTTATTCACCGACCTAATCGAGCCTGTAACGATCGAGGAACTGATTCACAAAAAGCACCTTGCACCGCTGCGCTCGAAGATCACCAGCAAGCGCTTGTCAGTCGAAGGCGTGCATAAGCGTGGCGGTGAGTACATCGAGAGCGAGCTACAGGCTGCGGTCAACACCTCAGACAACAACGAAGCAATCGTCTCAGAGGTCATACGGCTTGCTGGCGATCGCAAGGCGTGGCTATTTTTCTGCGCTGGCGTTCAGCACGCATACCGTGTCTGCGAGGTGCTGAACGCTCAAGGCATCATCGCGGAATGTGTGACCGGCGAGACATCGAAAGCCGAGCGCGAGAACATCATCGAAGCCTTCAAGGCCGGCAAGATTCGCGCGCTCACCAACGCAAATGTTTTGACCACCGGCTTCGACTATCCAGACATTGACCTGATCGCAATGCTGCGCCCGACGCTATCTCCTGGGCTGTATGTGCAGATGGCAGGGCGCGGGATGCGAATCAAGTCGCACACTGACCATTGCCTAGTTCTCGACTTCGCCGGAGTAGTCTCGACACACGGCCCCATCACAGCCGTCGTCCCGCCAAGCAAGAAAGGCAATGGCGAAGGCGAAGCGCCGATCAAGGTCTGCGACGAGTGCCACGAACTGTGCGCTATCAGCGCGAAGGTCTGCCCATGCTGTGGCCAAGAATTCCCGCCGCCAGTCAAGAAGGCGCTTTCGCTGCACCAGGATGACATCATGGGCATCGCAGGCACCGAGATGCTGGTCAAGTCCTGGCAATGGCGCAAACACGTCAGCGCGGCCAGCGGGAAAGAAATGCTCAAGGTGAGCTATTACGGAAGCTTGAGCGATCCAAAAGTCGATGAATACCTGCCGGTATTGCACCAAGGCTACGCCGGACAGAAAGCAATGGGCCTGCTTGTGATGCTCAAGGACAAGAGCGGAGCGCCGAGCAACGAAAGCGGCACGCTTGACGGTATGTGCGAGGCGATGAATGCCGGCCGTCCGCCGGCAATGATTGAATACAAGCGAGACGGGCGCTTCTTCCGTGTAATAGATAGGTCATGGATATGACAAGAGTTTGCGCAAAATGTGGAAGCACTGAGTTTTATAAGAGCAACCAATGTAAGCCATGCAAGAGAAAGGATTCTTACTATGAACTGGAAGTTTTTTAGGGTGATCGGGAGGGAGTGGTGAAAATTTGCATAACCTGTAAGCAAGAGAAGCCAGAAGATGCCTTTCGAGAAAAGCGCGGAGACTGCCGGGAGTGCGAACGCGCCAAGCATAGGGCGTGGTATGCAAAGCAAGAGACAAAGCCATACGAACGCGAAGAACTGAAAGTCTATTGGAAAAAGTGGTACAAGGCGAACTCTGGAGATGTGAAAAGACGGGCGGTTGAATGGGCAAAGAAGAATCCCGGCAAACGCCATGTGATATGCCTTGAAAACATGCGCAGGCAGAGGGAGAAGTTGTGCGATGCGTATGTGCGGAGAATGCTTGCTGCAAGCGTTGGATTGAAAAGCAGAGACATGCCGCAGCAGTTGGTGGAAGTGCAGCGGGAACTTTTGAAACTTAAACGGGAGTTGCGAAATGACGGTTGATGATGATTCGTTGATATGCGAACTTCGAGACGAAGCCGACCTTTGCAGGAACGAAGGTGTGGAAGAACTGGCGGAATTGCTTGATGCGGCTGCGACACGAATTGAGCAGTTTGTGCGCCTTGATGCCAATGTGCAAGCAGAGGCAGTATGCGGACAAGCGGAGAAATTGCGCCCTTGCACTTGCCCGCCTGGAGAAAGGCCGGAAGATTGCCAGAACAAATATGCGCTTGGCGAATGCCTTGAGCGCGCAAAGTCTGATGGTCAAGCAGCAATGGATTTGAAATGAAATGCGAACACTGCGGCAGGCCGGCAATGCGTGGGTTTTTGGTTTGTAAAAAATGCTGGCTTATGTTTGGTGCTGATGAGTGCTTATGAATGATTACATCCCTACCGGCCTCAACAACATTCACACCGCGACAAGCATTGATGTCAGCCATTGAGTTCGCAGACAACGACAATCTTCAGGACGTGCTTATTGTCGGATATGACGGCGATGGCTATTTGCTTGTCAGGTCGTCAAGGA